CTTACTAAGACTGTGCGAGTCTCTCTGAAGTTAATGGCCAGCGTGTACTCGCAGTAAGCCTCTTCATAAGTACTGAATGATTTGTGGCATGAGCCATCTACGTATAAGTAATAACGAGTGCCATCATATTTGGCTACTTCTACAATTTGAAAAAGTGTTTTCACAGGCTGTTTTTTTATGTTTAAAAAGTTATTGTTAATATTCTCAAGTTCATCAAAAGTTTGATTTAAAAAATATGATAAATCCTGTTTCATTTGCTGATGTGATTAGGTTGTGATTCTAATTTAGCTGTGTCTGCATCGAATGATCCTCCGATGAGTAGGCCTGCGATTAGCATGGCTAAGAAGAGTAGTGCTTTTTTCATTTGCTTATTTGGTTTTAGTTAATAAATCCATTTGTTGGTTTGCTTGTGCAAGATGCTTTGCTCTTACTTCAGAAGTATACATATTCAATTCATATTGAACTTCGTCACCAATTGATTTGTAATACATAGCACGATCGTAAGCGTAAACCATTGCTGCGTGAAATCTATTAATATCTTCAGCAATAACTTGTATAGGACTTCTTCTTTCCCAAACTTTAAAACTTGCGTAATCTAAAGCACCACCATCGGCAGTATACTTTTTGTATCCATTTTTAGTTGGCTGGTAAGAAGTTGGAAGAATAGACATAGGAAAAAAATTAATTGGTTTATCTTTTAGTGTTCTTGATTATTGTTTGACAAATATACAAGCGTTTTTTAGATAAACAAAAAAAACCTTGCTAAATGTAGCAAAGTTATTAACAAAGATTTGTTAATTTAGAAAAATAGAGTGAAGATAATACCCCCTATAAATGAGATGGGTATGCCTATAAGCGCTGTATTGCGCCAAGATTCTTTACGTGCAGCTTCTTTGTGTAACTCTTCCTGAGATTTAACTAACTGCTGTGATGTCTTTTCGTTGGTGATAGCCCATGCATCTATAGACTTTTGCTGATCTTTAATGACAATGGCTGAAATGCTATCCGATTTCGATAGAGTAATGAACTGAGTCTTAAAATAATCTCTTTCAGCCTTTAGCTTAAGCAGGCTTCTTACTTGCTCACTCGTTAAGCTGACCAGGGTATCTCTCTTCGGTAAGGCTTGAGAGTAGATTGTGCATGGCTCTCCTAAGCCCATGCTTATCAAGAGAATCAATAGCACTAATGTTCGCTTCATAGATTTCTTTATTTCTTTCTAACTGCTGATTTAATTCCTCAATCTGAAGCATGCGCTGTACGTTTGTAGCTTCTAAAGAATCTATTACGTGAGTTGCTCTCTCGGCTCTGCGCTCATATCCTTCAATGGCCTTCTTGCTATCCTTAATAGAGATATACATTATTTGCATAATGGCGCAGATGGTTACTGCCAATACTATAACTGCTGCTCCTTTAATTTGATTCTTGGCTTGTTGTGTCATTAGATTTCTTTTTTGTAAAGATAGATTCTATAACTGTTAATCCTAACCCTCCTCCTGCTAAAATAAGCAAGCCATCAAACATGTATTCAGGAGTCTTGTATTCAGTGAATGTGCCAATGTAGGAAAGATTAATGCATACTACTAAAGCTAAGATAGATGCCACTCTTTTACTGCTTGCATCTGATTCGTTACTAAATATGCTCTTAAGCCATTTCATTTATTCTGCCTTAACTCATCATTAAGCTTCTCTAAGCGCTCTATCAATCTCTGCTTTTCGGCACGATCTGTCTGCCAATATTTAAATATCATGTAGCCCATGCCAATGCAGATTACACCTAAGGCACCGTATTGTATTAACTCTTTTGCGTAGTCTTGCATTATCTTCTCTTCTTATTCATCTTATAGATAGTGAAGATAGATGCAGCTGCTGATAACAATAGACAAAATATCTTTAATGCGAATTCAACATCTAACATCCATGCTGGCACTGATAACAAGATGCTGCTAATAGTACCGGTTACTCCTTCGGCTATTTGTTGTTGATGGTTACTCATATCTCTTTTATAAGAGTGTAAGTAAATGCCTTTTTATTCGATTTAATGCATGCCTGAATAAGCTCTTTGTATTGCTTAGGGATATTCAGCACTTGGCAGCCTGCACTCCACTTATCAATATTGCGAGACTCAGTAGATTCATTAGCTCGATGGATGTTAATTCCAAATAGGCCTGTATCTTCTTTACCCTGCTCCTCAGCAATGTTATCCTTATCGGCATCTCTGAATACAGTTACTTTCTTTGACTGCACTAATGCGCTGTATTTGCCCTGATGCAGCCCTATTGTGTAAGTGTCTACGTATTGCCCTGGCTTCAAAACTGCAGTTCCTAATTTATTCATGGGATTATTCAGCCAAAAAGTACCTGGATTAGTAGTACCAGTGTACCACTTGACTTCATTACCCTGCACCAAGCCTATTAGATCATCAAATTTATTAGGCTCGTTAGCTTTGCTGCGGATACCCACAATGTGAATGGTAGGCCATTTGTAGCCAAGCTCTGTGAATTGAGCTTTAAGCTCTTCTATTGTTGGTGCTTTCATTCTTTCTTAGTTCTTTGTCGCGTTTAGATAAGTAGACTTTAAGCTTTCGCTCATAGTCTTTACGTGTTTTTTCTTCCTTTGTCATGTATCTTAGTTAGTGAAATCTCTCACGTTGAATCTGCTCCAAGCGCTATCATAATTTCTACCCTCACTAAAAGCTACAGTGCTCTGCCTGTTCACTTTGCGCAATGGATGAATATCCGGGAAGTTATTAGAGCTGTATTCAGGATAGCTGCTGCTATTGTCGCACAAATAATCTACTAAGCGCTGAGTGTACCACTGAGCATTTTCGCGTGCCTTCTCTACTAAGCTATCCATCTCACCCTTAGTGATGGCTGTAGTGTTCTCTGATTGACGTGTAACTAAGTTACCGTTGTCATGCTTGTACATGAGAAATGGATAAAGCTCCACCATGGTCCACCAAGCTGTAGGCTTAACGATGTATTCGTTTAATAAAGTCTCATAGACTCCAGTCAAAGTGCCATTCTCTATCTCAGATTTAATCTTATTAGTTAAATCAGTGCCAAGGTACAAAGTCATGTACTTATCCTGTGCCAAGTACATGGCAGGTCTAATTAAGTTAGTATCTACAGCCTCATTAAGCTGAGTGTACTTCTTTAAGAATTCCTCGTTAATGAATAATATTTCGGGTGCTATTGCCATTGTGTTTAGTGTTTAATTTGTTCCTGGATATCTGCCATTATTCGGCAAGTCATACGTGCGAGTGTTAGCTGTAGCGAAGTCTTTAGCTATATCCTTTAAAGGCATTCCTGCTCTGATTGCTTTAGCCACTGAAATTGGATTACTTGAGTCTAATCCATTATCTGCAATGAATCTTCCTTTCTCTCTCTTGCGAAAATAAACTCTACGCTCCCAGTAATGTTTACAATTGACTGAGCCCTTGTATAACCATACGCTATAGGTAGAGCCATTGTGGCCCATCTTAGGATTAAGGTCATTAGTATCTGCACTCATTGCAGTTAAATCTTCATAACGGTATACAATGCCAGCCTTAGCGGCGCTTACCATTTGACGGCAGAATCTTCTGCTATCTTTACTTAAATTCTTTGAATAGCTATATCTAATTTTATACAATCCGCTATCCATTTCAGATGGCTTATCAGGATCTGCATAGCTTCTAACTGATGCAAGATTAACAGGCTCAGCTTCTATAAGCTCCCACTCTTCCTCATCTACTATCTCGCCCTTATCTTCTAAAAATTCACACCACCAATTTTCATCATCTTCGGTAAAGATTGGAGGCTTCTCTTGTGGATCTAAATTAATCTTTTTTTTTTGAGCGCTTAGTTTAGCTACAGCGCTGCCTTCTGAAGGTGTGAACATTGCAGTAGCTACATCTATTGGAAGCTGTAGGAACTGAACTAAGAATACAATAGCTTGCTCCTTTGTTAGCGCTCCTGTCTGAACTGCTGCTACAATCTCAAGTGCGCTTGCTATCTGAGCACCATTGTAAGTTACATCACTTACTGATGCTCCTGCTGGTGCTACCGATGCAGGTGCGTTAGTGTCAGTTGTTGCATTATCTGCAACAGTTGGTGCTGCTATTTGTGGCGCTGCCTCAGCCGCATCAGCGAATATATCATTAGACTCAATGTATAAATCAGCAACAATGCCCATGCCTTTAAATATCTCCTCAAGTGAATCAGTTATAATCTTTTGATAAGGCTCAATGATATTTCTATTGAAGATGCGGTAAGCCTGCTTCATCTCATCTGCGTTGCTACCTAATCCACCTGCATCACGAATACCAAATAATAGAGGTGAAGTAACTCTGTGAGCTGCTAAGATGTTCTCTCTTGACTGCACGCTTAATTCTTGCCATTGCTTATCAGCATCAGTCATAGGAACTAAGTCTAAACGCGGTGCTCTATCAGCTGATTCGTTGAAAGTAAATACTACCTTACCTGCTTTCTTCGCACCCATCATTGTCTCCCAATTTCTGCGGATAGCCATCTGCTCTTCAGGATCAGGAATGCCATTATTCATGTGAAGGAAGTAGCTCGGAGCCATTCCATTCGTTAAGAATGCTCTATAAAATTCGCTAATGTCGCGAGTGATTTCAATGTAATTGATAGCACTGTAATAATCAGGCTTCGGATAGTAAGCGCTGCCTGGTGTCATCACTCCAATAAAAAGCACTTGAGAAGGCTCATCTGCTTTTGTGGTAGTGTTATACATCGGGATGAACACAGGAATGTTTTTCTTCTTGCGAGTGTCGCTCCAATCCTTTGAGTAGTAGATGCCAGGTATAACATCCTCATCGTTAGCCACTGCTAATCTACAATTCTCATAAGGCAAGTGATTAATCTTAGCAATGGTGCTTCTATCTACGCTCCAAATTACTTCTAAGTAGTAGCCGCCTTGCATCTTTGCATCCAATGCTATTGGCCTGCGGATAGTATTTAATTTAAGTCTATCTATCTCACGTTGTGCAGCAGGATTATTGCTCTTAATTTCCTTTCCTGCTATCATGAAAGATATGCTCATAGTTAGAGCAGAGTGCACAGGAGAGGCATAATACAAATCGATTAAGTAGTTACTGAATAAATTCGCCTCGCCTAAAGTCACCCATCCTTTAGGTGTTTCTTTCTCGGTAGCTTCTTGCGGCATTGCTGCTCCAAGATTCACTAACATTGGTACTGATGGCTGTGCTATATTATCCATTGTAAGTAATATCGTTATCAATTGTTAAATTCGGCTCAGTATAGCGAGGAGTAGTTACATCTTCTACTATTAAATATCCTTTCTCTATTACCCCCTCTACTGCCGCGTTTGTAGGATCTAAATTAGTGCTGCTATTTTGCCCATAAACTACGTACGAGAATCTCGCTGGGTAGTTAATTAGTAGGCTTGCAGCAGTTGGTGTGTTGGCGTTAGTGCCAATACGAATGGTAGTGTACCTATCATTCTCAGCTATCTTGGTAGGGATAGCGTAAAGTTTCTGAAGTGTCTGCTCGTTGGTTAGTTCAAGCAGATAATGAGTGTATGGGTTAGCAAGCAAAAGCTCCCCTTCCTTTAGTGTAAGGTAGAGGAGCTGTGCTGCTGTATTTTTTACTAAATAAATCATGCTTTAAAGATAGCACAATTTAGTTTACAATGTACCTGCTACTACAGTAACTGTAGAGAAGTCTGCAAATGGAGAATCTCCAGGATCTTGGTCAAGCAAATAAGCTTTATCCTTCTCTTCTCCTGTGAAGGTAATTGTATATCCTACAAGGTCACCCTTGGTAGTACCGGTAGTAGTAGTGAATGCAGTAACCTCAACACCATCCTTATACCCACACATCCAAATGTTATTGTTATTGTCCTGAACGAATAATACGTTACGGCCTTTAGCAATTCTTTGAAGTTGTAGTGAACGTGCAGCGCTCATCCCATGGAATGAAGCTACAACAGTTTGAGTATAGAACACTGTGCCATTTTCAATAGAGATTGTACCCTCTTCTGTGAATGATCCTGTGTGCTTAGGTAATTCGAATTCGTAAACACTACCTGTTGCAAGAGCAGTAACTAAGTTACTTGTTCCGTCAATGGTAGCAGTGTTAGCGAAGGTAGCATAAGAACCAAGGTAGATTGCTTTAATCCCCCCAATCGATTCTTTGCACTGAATCTGGAATCCAGCGGTAGTTAGACAGCTCATCGGTGTGTAAAATTTTTTTTATTATTATGAAATATTCTTTGCAAAGAATGGGCAGCTCTTAGCTTACCCACTCTTTTAACAAAGGAGTATTAATTAGGGATTCATGAATCCTAAGATAGCCTCAGCAGGGATAGCTACTTGAGTACCTGCGCGGAACTTCATAACCATTCTCACGTTGTCTGATCCATCAGTTACAGACATATCTACTACCTTAACTTCGTTGAAGTCAGATACTAAGTCAGTTCCGAAGAATAGGTTATCAGCCTTAGCAAACAATGCTACGTTGTCAGGGATTCCTGGGCATACATAGATTTCGTAACCATCAAACATTAGAGGGTAGTTAGATGCAGCGTTGAACTGTTGCAAGTAACCCAAAGCTGATAAAGCTTGGCGGTAGAACTGAGCAGTCTTACGGTTAACGTAAAGCTTTACAGAAGCATCTCCAACCAATGTAGCAGGCAATGCGTTAGCCAAAGTAGTCAATGAAGATACGATGTTAGCAGCAGTGAATGCGTTAGCGAAGTCAACATCAGGAGTACCTGATTTAGCAGTATCCAACACTTTCAAAATTCCGTTGAAAGCAGTGAAAGATGAACTCTCAAAGTTACCTTGCCACAAAGTGTACTCAATGTTCTCAGCTACTTTACCACTCAAGTGAGCGATAACGAAGTCTGCGAAGTTGGCAGGAAGTGTATCGTTCGCAAATCCGCGGCCTGTTTGAGCAGCTTCCCAATCTTTTGCGAATTGGTTTTTACAAACTTCCAAATTTACTTTAAGGTCAGTAACTGTAAGAACGCGCTCTGCCAAAGTTAATGTAGAATCAGCGTTGTCGAAGTCACAACCCCATGCTTTAACGATTCCTGTAGAAGCTAACGTCTTAAGCACCATCTTGTGCTTTACATTCTCTTTAACAGTTACGTAGTTGTTAGCAATTGTATCTCCCGATAAAACTGCTGCGCTAATGTATGGCAGAGCTAACTCGCCAGCATAGCTTGAAGAAATGGATAAATTAGATGCCATTTTTTTTGTTTGTTTTTATGTTTGTGTTTATTTGAATTTGCTTAAAATTGTGAATGCTCTTTGTTGAGATGTCATGCGTGACATGTCTACATTTTGAGCTGGTGCTGCTTGGCGAGATTGCTTAACAGTTGTAGCTGCAGGAGCTTGTGAAAGCTCAACAATTTTCTTTTCAGCAGCGCTAAGCTTAGCCTCGAATTCAGCAATGATGTTGTTAAGTAAGCCTTCAACCTGCTCTTTAGAGTAAGTCTCAGCAACCTCTTGTTCAACCGTAATCTCTACTTCAGGCTTCTCTTCTTCTACCTCTTCAATAGATGCAATTACTCCACTTGCTACAACGATTTTCTTACCGTTATCCAAAGTGTATTCGCCATCTGCTAAAGGTGAAGGATTGCCATCTGCATCCATTACAAAAATCTCTACTCCCTCACCCCATTCGGCTGCAGGTGAATAGATCATAGTGCCATCAGCTAAAGCGCCCTCTGCCATCATCTCAACCTTTGCAGGCTCAGCAGCAGGAGTCTCTTCTACTGACAATTTAACCCCATGCTTACTAAGCGCTGGAGCAAACTTTTCTAAAATTTCAGAAATCATGTTCATAGTGTATTATTTATTAGTGGAAAAAATTAAGAATTCATTTCAAGCGCCTGAGCCAATTCAGCCAATAGCTTCTCTAAGTCTTTCTCTTCTACGTTCTTCTCAGTTAGTGGTGTAAACCATCCCTCTATTGAAAAGCCTTTAACCTCTCCATTCTTTACAGCAGCCCATGTAGCATCATCATCTACCTTAACACCAATCATCCACGTACCATCAGGAAGTTCGAAGCCGTAGTTATCTCCCTTATCTGCACCTGCTTTAATCCATGATTCTACTACTGTAAGATTATTCACAGGCATCTCATGCTGAATAGTATGGTTATGGTGCATGTTACGCTTTAAGAATTCCTGAGCAGTCTGCTCAATGGTCTCTTTAGAGTAAGTGATAAAATACTTCTCACCATTACCATCGTATCTAACTATAGGCTGATTAGGAATAAGTGCAGGGCCGTAAAGCATGCGCTTCTCTCCATCTTCTACACGTGCTAACATTAGATTCTGTTTACTAAGCGCCACGAAGTCTACCATTATGGCAGGCTCAGATACTAAACTTACTGCATACACGCCCATGTTAGAATCCTCTTCGCCTAAGCCGTATTCAATCAGTTTTAATTTATCATTCATAGGTTTCATTTATTTCAAATAGTATAGCTTCAATTACTTCATCAATTATGAGCTCAGTATCCTCAAGCTCAGTCTTATCAATTTCAGATAGTGCATTTCGAACTCCTCTCTCTACGCACTTTTTTAATAGTGGAAAGTTTGCCATATTTGTTATAAATATGATTGGTCTATTATCTTTTGTCGTGCTTCTAATGCGTTGGCTACGTTGCCTGCTAACACATAAGTCTCAGTGGTGCCAGGTGCGTTGTTCATCATATTAGCTCCGCTAAAGTCAATGGCCGGAGCATTGCCCATTCCTGACGGAGCATTTAGGTTACCCCCATTAGGCGAAGGCGCGCTGCCATTAAATTGAGTTTGATTAATCTTAACTATGTTAGCTATACCTGCTGCTGCTAATGCTGCTGCCTTTACAAAGTTCATACCTGTTAACTGATCTTGTGGAACTGCTAACTGTTGAACTATACCTGCGGCCATGGCTATAGTGGCTTGTGCTTTCTGAATATTTTTATTACGCTCAAACACTTTGCGCTGGCTTGCCTCATCTCCTTTAGCCGATGCCTCGTTAAGTGAACTTAATGTATCTAATGCAAGTGAAGCCATTTCAAAATTAGATTGAATGTTAGCCATTCGCATCTCTTGCTTTTTCTTGTTTTTTTCGTCTTCTATTTTAATTTCTTCATCAGCATATTTCTTAACTATTTCAGCCTCGGCTTTAGCCTGCGCTTCTTTAAGTGATGTAGAATCTTCTTTATAAAATTCAGCAAGTGTGATTAACTCAAAATATTTATTTCTTACTGCTTCTATTTCTTTTTGTTGAGCACTTAATGATGCCTGATAAATCTCTTCTGAAATTCTTTCTTCATCATTTAATCTATCTTCACGTGCAGTCTTTTGATATGCTGCAAGTTCAGCCTCCATGGCCAATCTCTCTTCTTCCCACTTTCTAAAAATAGCATCTATCTCCTCTTGTGATTTCTCAAATTCAGCCTGGTCTTTTTCTAACTTATCTTTTTTATCTTTAGAAGCATCTTCATCTATCTTTTTTATATTTAATTGAAAGCCTTTGTAATCACTCTCCATCTGAGCAATTTCATAGCGCTGCTTGTCTAAAGATTCTTTAAGTTCTTTCTCTTGTGCTACAGGATCAATTAATAATTCAGATACCATCTTGCTGCCTGCCTCAGTTAACTTAGTGATTTCATCATTAAGATTAACAGCTGTTATCTTTCCAAAACCTAAAGCCTCACTAACTTTATTTGCAGTTGCTAAGACTAAATCAATAGGAGCAGATAGCATTCTTAAACCTACTGCGCTTAACTCCAAAGCACCTCTAACTATTTGCGTTAATAACTCTGCATTTCTTTTACTCGCGTCTATCTGCCCTTGCGCTTGCTGCTCTTGAATTTGTAGGTTAATTTTACCTTCTTTTATTTTTGATTCTAATCCTGCCATCTTAAACTGCAGAATTTCCTTCTCACTCTTACCCTGTAGCCTCATTGCATTCTCTTGCAATAATGAATAATCGTAAGCCTTCTTAGATGCATCAAACTGAGCTTGTGCATTCTTTGCCACTGCTCGCTGCTTCTCATCTATACCGGTTAATGCGTTTTCAAATTCGGGAAAGAATTTAATTATCCTTTCAAAGTTCATCGCAATACCTACAATCACTGCCGATATGGCTAATAATGGATTGGCTAAGATGGCTTTACCTATTGCTTTGAATGCATTAACTCCAGCCTCAGCCATTGACTTTAAACCCTTGCTAATATCTTCAGGCTTAAGCCTTGCCAAGTTGCCGCTAACTAAGTTGAGAGATTGGCTTAATCCTTCAAAGTCTAAGTTAGCAATCTGCTCACCCATCAGCCCAAATGATGCACGTGCTCCCTCAATAGCAGGACCTGTATTACCTTTTACTGCATCGGCTGCATCATTCATCCTATCCTTAAGCTCACCCATCTGAACGGATAGCTCTTGGAATTTCTTAGTGCCTGGATCGAATTGGTCTTGTTGTTTTTTCAGCTCAGCATATTGCTGCTTCAAAGTCTTGGTAGATTTCTCTACCTGCTCCGTTGACGTGTTGACCGCCTGAAGCTCTTCATTGATATCTGCTAAACCTGTAAATGTGCCCTCATCGTCAAATGTGAGCTTTAATATCATGTCTTGTGTAGCCATTATAGTGCGCTATAAATTGTTAATCCGATTAAGCTTATCCCTGTTATTAAGATAGTGTAATTAATAGCCCTTATTTGCCACACCTTTAAACGCGCGTGATGGATGCCACTTGCTTGCTTAAATTCTTGACTCTTGCCAGGAACTCCTGAGCGCAATAAAGTCATACTATAGATAATGTCTTCGTAAGGATTTGTCATATTATAGGTGTACGTTGGAATTTAGATTGAGTGTATTGAATCGTTGCGCTGATTACAGCTGTCTTACCTGTATGCTTGCACTCTAAATAAGGTGCTATCTTATTGCTCACTATAGGCATGTGTAAGATGAATGAGTTAGCTGAGAAGCCGCTGTGAAATTCTACTACTCTGTGAGGAGTAGAGCTGTGATGTGTTACCTTGTCGCGCCATACCATTGAGCTATATTCCACACTTGCAACCTTGCCTGTAAAATCAGCAATGCCGTAATCATATTCAAGCACTGAAATGTAAACCTTAACCATCCATACAGTCTCTGTAGGCATAGTTATGCGCCCATTATTAATACCGTCTAAAAATAGATTTACGTTAGTTGGATTACTTACCATATCACCCACCCCCATAAGCTGAATAAATCCATGTTGGCTTCTACCTGGTATCGTTGTTCCAAAGTTAGAAGCACCATCGTACCAAGTACCACCGCCAAAGTGCACCCCTCTTAGATCAGCTTCTGCCCATCGGCCCATCACCGTAGTACCTTCTAAGTTAGGTCTGATGAAATTACGATAGCCCATAGCTTGAGAGTAGTTATTGTTAGGACTAATGCCATGCCCTAAACCACTAACAAAGATGCGCTCGTTATTATTCTCAATTTCAGCTCTTACTACGTTGCCCATCCCGGTAGCGCTCTTTTGATTGCCACTTGTGTTAGTGATGTTACTACCACCTACTGCGTTAGGTGAGCTTATCACTCCGTTAGTTCCATTAGTTAAAGTAGATGCGTAGCAGCGGCCCTTAGTTGTGCTCCAAGTGTAACCGTAATATTCGCAGCATTCCTGTGAGCCGTAGCTTGTATCTCCATCGTAATCTAAGAATTCTATTGCTCCTGTGCTCACGTTAATGGTAGATGGTGTAAACTCACATAGCGCTCCAATGTCAAGTAAACGTATAAGCTTGCACTTAGTTACTTGCTCATCTGCTACTATGTAATCAGTTAACTCTATCACTCTCCACCATGAATCTTTTACCCAAATTTTATCGTTAAACTTAAGCCCGAATACATCGGTTACTGATAGTTTAAAATAAGCTTCCATTATCTTCTGCTCACTATCATAAAGCTCAGAGATATACTGCCTCCAATATCTATCAAAAAGCGTATGCAATGGCATGGCCTCAATTGGATGCGGAGGGATTTCTTGCCCGAAGTTCAAGTCATCTGTGCCTATCTCAGTTGGAATAGATTTGTAATGGCTGAGTAGTGGGATGATTGTAAAGCTCGCCTCTTCTGCTACCTCATCATAAACCATAACTACAGCGCTCTCTGCGTTAGCTCTTCTGTAAAGAATACGCGGCCCAGGTGCCATAAATTCACCCTTGCTATTAAAGTATTTTGGGATGATGTAGTTAGTGTTAGGTATAAGGTCACAAGGCGAAGCTCCGAATGTTAATTCAACAGTGTAATCACTTGTGCTGAAGTCATTGCCTGGATCAGTAAGTCTAAGCTCACCATAGATGCGCTGCGCTCCTGTCTTATATTTAGCATTGAAGAAATCTCCCTGCTCTTTGTAGCTCCATTTAAGTAGGCGCTTTCTGATATCAGATGCAGGAGTAAGCACGATGTCTTTAGATAGGTCAAGCTTAGGAGTCCAATCATAATCCTCACCACTGCCCAAATACTCTACCATTGGAATAATCTCTACTGCATTAGGCATGTTAGGATTAGGCACAAGCACTGCATTGAACATCTTAAGAATATCGCGCAAGTAATCTACTTGTTTCATCTCAGGTGCGTTGTTAGCAATCTGAACTGGATAAGCATAGTTTAATCCTGTGACATAATAGAATGAAGCAAAGCTATCTGCTTTAATTTCTACATTCTGTGAACTTCCCTGATGCGCAAAAATGTATAAGGTGTATACATCTCCATCTTGTACATCTAACTGAAAATTAGAATACACATGAAATGGGTTAATTGGAGTAGTAGGCTGCCATCCGATGCCATTAGTATATTGCAAAGATGTAGGACCTACTCCCATAGATAGGGGAAATGGTATAAATAATTCAGTTCCACTCCTTACTCTCTTGCACATAATATCATACATGTGCTGAGTATCAGCAGAATAGCCTGTAGTATCTACTTCAATAGTTAAATCAATTTCAAAAGATGCTTGAAAACTTCCCTGAGCAGTGTATGCATTGGATGCCCAGCTGTTAGATGGATCACTTATCTCAGTCCATCCTGTAAGTTGTTTGAAATAATTACTTTGGTCACCTTGAACATTGATATTAAATGCAGTGTCTGTAGCAAATTCTACCTTAAACTTAGCCTCATCGTTGCTTAATCCTTCAGTTCGTGGCCCTGTAATGTAAGGCACATACATGCGCTGAAGCTCTTCATCTATTGTAGTTCCGCTCCAAGTAAAGCCTGCCTCAGTTATAATCTTATTCAGCAGCCATTTAGCCTGAAGTGCTAAGGTTAATTCACCTGTATAGATAGGATTAACTGAGCTGAATATCCTTCTGCTGCCTATGGCTGTATCTTCGCTCCAATTCTGCCCTCTATCTGTTAAAGTATAACATGCAGCGCCACCAAATAAAGTACCATCGTTAATATCATTTACATTCTCATAGCTATTATCATGGTCTAAATCTGAATAGTCTAATTCTTTGAGTAGTTTATCTCCAATGCTGCGAGCTAAGTCTACAGTCTCGCCAAAGAAAGCTATAACGAACTCATGCATCTTGCCTTGCTGAGTGATGGCCTGCTTAAATTGTATGTGCCCTTCAGCAATGGGTAAAGTGTCTACTGATAGCGTTGCCTCTATCTTGCGTAACACATTGATTTGTGTAGTGTCATCGTTAAGCAGATTCACATTATACTGCTGCCCAAAGAAATCTACATTGGCTTTCGTTGCAGGTATTCTGAACTCACGCGAGAAAGCACCCCTGGTAGTAAACTCAGAGATGCTATTGAAGTTAGATGAATAGCTTATGCTCTCATTCTCGTATAGGTCTACTACTACAGCAGCTCCATTGCTTGCCTTAACGGTTAGAATTACTGATGGCTTCATGCTGTGTAATCGTTGCTAAATTTCAATGTTAATTCTAAGTCTGTTTTCGCAAAGCTGCGAGTCTTAATAGCTACGTAATTATTAGATTCTATCACTACTGGTGTAGCACTTCCATCTGCTCCAATCATGTAGACTGATTCAGAGTAGATAAGATTCTTAAGATATTCAAACTGCCCTTCAGTTAAATAGTCAGTGCGTATACGCATCATCTTCTCAACGAATGGGCTGCGCTCTGTTAAGCCTCTATCATAAGTGTTAAATCCAAACGCTGTAGTTTCATCTGCTGTGCCATAGTTACCTACTACCTTTCTATATCTCTTGCGCTCTACTGAGTAAGATTCCTCAGAGCGTTTAGTAAAGTTGAAGTAATCCCATCCACCTCTGCTATTGGTCCATGCTAAACGTATCTTCTCGAATCTGCATTCATCTGCTGCCTTGAATACTGCTATTGATCGTGCTCTTACTGCATTGCTTGAATTTCTAAATGTGATAAGATAGTGATTCCACGCTGCATCTAAAGCAAACATCTCATTGATATTAGCAGGCATCAATGGCACGTGATTAATGTAGCCTTCAGCTATTGTTAATGAGATAGTGTCATCCTGAATAGATGCACCTGCTGCATTGAATTGCTGAACTCTTACGTTATCAATATCATTACCTGTTAAGCCTGCGCCATCATCCGCAGGTAAAGTAAGTACCCCATAATCATCAGCAAAAGCAGTGATGCCAATCGTGTTAGCGCCTAATGTGTACTTGCTTAATAAGTCATCTAATGCGTATGTGCTACGTACTAAATCACTCATAATGTAGCTCGTGCCTGACGTCAGTGCAAAGTGAGTAGCAGGATTAGGATTAAAGCCATCACTAATCTGAAACGCTGCATTGATTAAAGCACTTCCGTTTAATGGGTAAGATGTAGCCTGCACCTCGAATACACCAAGCACCTCATATCCTTCTTTTATGATTGTGCTAATGCCTAATATATTACGTGATGTAGCTGCATCTTGCACCGTTGTAGATGCAAATAATGAAGGCACTGAGTCAGTGCTGTTTACTCCTAAATCCATTGCTTGCGCTACTACAGGATTAAGGTCAAATACTAAAGCGCCATTGATGTTAGGCTGCACGTAAAACGTATTAGTAGTAGTGCCATTGCTTACCTCTATCACATAGCGAAAGCCAGGCTGTCCTATGTTAGAAGATGTAGCCACCACGATAAGCTTTTGCTTCAGTGCTGTAAAAACGTATGGCTGCTGATGTATTGTAATTGCCATTATGCAGGTTTAATATTAGTTAGTTTTCTTGTTTGATTTAAGATATAGATATACACCGCATCCCCCATTGCCTCGTTAAATTGAGCAGCGTAATCAGGTAGTGTTTCTAAATAGGCATCTCTCCAATAGTACAGTGGTGCAATACCTTTCTTTTCAATGCTCTTAGCCATGGCATTAGCCACTCTTAAGCGCTGCGCTTCGTCTTTATTGATTGCTGATTTAGCAAACTTAGTTCTTCTACCCGTCTCACCTATTGAGCGGAGCTTAATCTTCTTTAAGTTCATCCAATTAAGAATAGCATCTACAGGAGGCTTGGCTGCTCCTGCTGCAAAGCGTGTATCTATTCCTTTGTAATTACTCTCCTTACCTTGCCTACCATACTCTACCCACTTAGCGTAGTCTGCTGATGAGTTGAAAGCTATAGATGGAGTAGCATTGGTTACATCTACATCATAGTAGAGCGAAGCTGCTAAAGTTCCTGTAGTGTTAGCCCTGCGCTTCTTGCCGTACCTCGTTTGCTGAATGCGAATGTTAGAGCGTGCACGATCAGTAACGGTCTCACCGAAATCTAAAAGCACATCGTATAATGCGCCCTGCTCAAATAGCTCAGCTAAGATGCTCATTCTTTATCAGCTTCCTCTTTTATCTTGTTGAAAAACTGAATCAATGGTAAGCCAAATTTGACAGGCATCTCTTGGATAAAAGCGTCAAGTTGCTTTAAGTGTTCCTCTGTTAAGTTCATATTATAAAGATAAAATTGTTACACCTATTGCCTTTGCTACGCACTCCGTTACCCACTCGTTATCCGTTCCCCACGCTTCGAACTCAGCAGTAGTTAAAGTGTAGTTACCATTGCTTAGGACTTTGCCTTCTTCGGTCTTTAATTCGTAATAAGTAGTGCAAGTGGTTGCAGATGTTTCGAAGTTCAGAATGAGAACACTCATTTCTGTTGCTGTTCCTGCATTTAGCGGGAATGTGATTGGTTGAATTTTAGCCATTGTAATTATATTAAATTGAAGTTATCGTTTCCCAAGATGAAGCCGTTCTCACGCAAAGTTTACCAAGTGTTGTATCGTAAACTACTAAACCCGCAACAGGTGAAGCAATAGCGTTCTTTTGCGTTGTTGTCATTCGCGGAGGAAGGAAGCCACGAGTTGTACTTGTTATATCAAGCATTGCTGAAGCATTTGGTCCGTATGTACCAATACCTAATTGACCATTTATAACACCTCCTCCGCTATGTTCAAAATATCCTGTTTTTAACACACGGAATCTCATAACTGCACCAACTTGTAAATTCATTAATTCTGACACACTATTACTCGCCGTATCAGTTATATTTAATTTAAACGCTATTGGTGTTCCTGTTGTGTTCCATGTTTGAGAAATATCCAAAGCACTTGTAGCGGTGCTTCCTGTCAGCGTTGCAGGTGTTATTGTAGTTGTACCACTTACCCTCGCCGTTCCATTCACATCGAGTTTGTACCCTGCGTCTGTTGTTGTGCCGATGGCGAAATTTCCGTTGGCGAAAATAGTTGCTCTCTCGGTGCTATTTGTTGTAAAAATTAAAGGAGAATTATTGTAAGTCCCTATGTAACCTCCGCCGGAAAAACAAGAAAATCTTAATTCAGTAGTTGTTCCTCTTTTTATTCTAAATGCAGGTGTTGCACCCGATAAAATATCAATATTATAAGCAGGCGAAGTAGTACCAATTCCTAATCTATTATTAACATTGTCCCAAAATAACTGCGAGTTGTTTTGTGCTATTGTTGTTCCATCACTAAATAAAACGCTTCCGCTTGTAAGCGAAGGAAGGTTGAATGTACCTACGCTGAATGTTCTATTGGCTGATAAGTCTTGCGTTGTGCCGTTAATTGTAATAGTGCGAGTCTCAGGTACTAATCCTGCAATAGATGGAATGGTAGGCTTGTTTAGAATCTGAGCATCTCCACTCGTTGCATTCCAATCTGCATTAACATTCACCTCTGCGCCTGCTTGGATGCCTGCGAGCTTACTCTTTTCTGCTGTTGTATAATCTTCAGTAGATAGCCCTTTGCCTGCTATCTTATCTACCTTATCAGATTGAAGCGCTGCTATATCGTCTACTATAGAAATGATGGTAGCGCAATCAGGTAAAGTCTCACAAGTAAGGCCTACATTATCTACAATAGCATACCATCCCTTAACTCCACTGCTATTAGTACCATAGTAGTAACTATTGCCAGGTGTCTCTTCGTCATTGAGCAAGCTAACAAAAGCACCGTTCTGATCTAATGACTCAATAAACTGAAGCGCTCCCCATCCATCACTTCCTGAATCAGTTGGTGTGTTATAGTTCCAGCTTGCAGGGATAGAGCATGCGCTCCAATCGTAATCTAACTGCAGCTCAATAGTACCGGTAACACCTGTTAATGTGTGAGTGTATTGCTCAACGAATGGCTCAGAGTTTACAGGGCGAGTAAGCACCACATCAGTGCCGAACATATTGCCTAAGTAAATCTCATTGATTAAGTCCTGAAAAATAAGTGAGCAATCAGTAATAGACTCAGCCTGATAGCCTGTCTTATCTTCCTTATCTCTTGGTAAGTCAGATATAAATATCTCGAATTGAAATGAACGTGTACCAGGTGAATAGTTAATAGCGCGAGGCTTAACGTGCAGCCATGGCCACTCTGCTTCTTTCTCTAAATCGGCTTGGCTAATCTCTCCATGCGTAAACCTTCTCAGTTGGAAATGCCCTGCTGCGAACTGTCTAAACCTATCTACTATTACGTTGTATGTGTAGTTAATTGTGCTCATATCTTTATAGTGGAAATTAAGTTAGCTTTTGTTGCATGCTGTTAGCGTAGTCCATCGCATAGGTTAGATGTGTGAATATTGTTGAGGCTCTTGTCTTAGTTATGGCATCGAACTTAGTTACATCTCTCTCTGCCATCTCTTCTATCACATGCCACCATTGATATACTGATGCTAATGTTTCACCTCGTCTGCTAACTGACTGATCTCCTTCTTCAGCCTCTCCAGCTCCTTCTCTAAATATTCGGGTGTATTGGTCACTAAATCGTTTTTGAGTGTCGAAAAAAAAAGCAGCGCAGCATTAACATTGGCTAAATTAAGCTTGCGCATCTGAGGCGCATACTTAAGATGTACATCACTGTCATACTCTTCTATCTTATACTGCATATTAATCTCAGCTGTTACAGGTCTATAGAGAATGCACATAAGCTCAGGCAATTGGTGAGGAAAATTTTTACTCAGCTCAGATAAATCTAACCACTCTCCAAAGGTCATGCTCTTAAGGTTAGGATGAAAGCCGAACTTAATACCATCTATCTCTATGAACTGCTTAAATACCTTCTCATCTTGGCGCAAACCATCAGCATAAGCTGTCACAATTTTTTGAATTTTTGTGACATCAATCTTCCTGATATCATCGCGCTTTAAGCCTGTGATGGCTTGAATCTGACTAATAGTATCTTCACCCGCAGCCATGAAGTCTACATAAGTGCCAAGCGTTTGGTCTGAATACTTAGTGCTTATTATCTTGTCGCTCATGGATTTTCTACATTATATCTAATAACGTAATTTATACTTTCAGGCACATGAGAATTTGATGGATCTCTAT